TTGCGGCTGGGTCGCCCGCTCGGCGATGGAGCGGAACTCAGCAGGTCCGTCCGGAGGGTCCTCGTCGGGCTGTCCCGAGCCGTCCAGCGGTTGAACCCAGACCGGCTTGCCCGTGCCGACGTTGGCCGCCCGGAAGTCTAGTTCCACCTCGTCGGTGGCCTCGTTCTCGCTGATGCCGTAGTCGCCTCGAACCGACCGGAAGCGGTAGATGTTGGAGTCCTCCTTGTGGTCCTTGAACACGTTGGCACCTCCTCCGACGTTCTCGCCGGTCCAGAGCTGCGCCCAGTGTTCGATGTCGCTCTGCTGGTAGACCTTCACCCTGGGCGTGCCTCCGTCGTCTTCCAGCTTGAAGAGCTTCACGAAATACTCGCCGTCGCTTCCCGATCCCGCCGGGTCCTCGGGGTAGTAATGGTTGCCATCCTGGTCCTCGGCTGCGGCGAGGATTTCGGGCTCCTCGCTGATCTCGCCCATCTCGTCGGTGACGATCTTGCACCAGAGCGTGTCGCCGAAGGCCATGGCGATCTGCGGCCGGGGGATGGTGTCGAGGGTCTCTTCGCCGGCTTTCGGGATGTGGAACTTCACCGCCGGGCTGTCGCCGGACTTGGGCTTGCGCTCGATCACCCAGCCTTCCTTGAGTGTGACGTGATAACCGTCGTCTTTCTTCTCGATGCCGATGACCGCGAAGGGCGGCAGGCTCTGGTACGGCGCAATACCCGGACCCGGTTTGGAGTAGGCGAAGCCGCCCGACGAGGCGATGAGTTCAAGCCCCGTCCCCGGTCGCGGCGTGCGCGAGGCGATGGCGTCGAGGAGAGCGTTCCAGTCCTCGGCAAGGATTGGATCCCCGCGCTTCTTCTTGGGTGGCAGCCGGTTCATTCCTCGTCCTTGTAAATGTCCTCGTCCCAGCCGCCCCGGTCGCTGGCCAGCCATTCCATCTCGATCCGGAAGGACTTACCCTCCTGCGTCTGGGTCACGCCGTTGAGCAGCCAGTTGCGGCCGCCGGCCAGTTCCGGCACTTCGCCGGACGGCTCGGAGATATTTCCGATGTCGTTCAGATCCCCCGACTTCGCCGGCTTGTCGCGCACCCAGCTTTCCTTCCAGGTGACCCGCGGGCTGTAGTAGCTCGTCTGCCCCCGCTCGATCTTGGCGAGGACTTCCTTGCCCAGGTCGCTCTCGATCTTGTCGCGGAGCTTGTTTCCCTGGTCGTCCTTGTCCTTGCCGGACTGGATCAACTGGATCGCCTCGCGCTCCTTGTCCTCGATGTCCTTGTAGCGCGGATGGCTGAGCAGCGGCTCTTCCGAGAGCGACAGCCCCATCGTGTAGACGGCGTTGTTCTTCTCGGCGGCCTCTTCCTTTTCCTCCGCCCCTGCGTATTGGCAGACGATTTCCGCGAGGTCGCCCTCGCTGAAGCTGGCGGTGACCTGCGAGACCTGAATGAAGTTGATCTCCGGATGGACCGTGCCGGGTCGCGGCATCAGGGCGACGGCCGAGCTGCGGTGGCAAAGGAAAATCTGGGTCGCGGTCCACTTGCCCTCTTTGTCGATCTGGACGGAGTAGCCCGGCTGCGGGTAGAGGCGTCCGGGCTGGATGGCAACGTGTCTCGGCATCTTGGCCGGGACGCCGCGTCAACCGAAGGCCGCCTGGCCGCCGCCGCCGAGCTTGTCGACCCGCCGGTTGAGGTCGTTGAGCAGCCGGTTGGTTTCGCCGGTCAGCCGGTTGTTCTCGCGCTGCGCGTCCAGCGCCCCGGCCGAGTATCCGCCGCCACCGACTTTGCCGAGCGAGGTCACGATCGGGGCGAGGGTGGAGGTGCTTGGTTTGGCGGCTGACCGTGCGCTGCCGGTGACCTTGCCCGCAGCGGCCACCGTCTTGGCGGCCTCCTCGGGCTTGGGCATCGTGTCGCGGATCGACTGTGCCACCTTGCCGAAGCTGTCGCGCAGCCCACGCGTGTCGATGAGTTCGCTGCCGGTCGATTCGCCCGCCTTGCGTGCCGCCTCCGCCACCCGTTCGCCGAGTTGGGGGGCACCTTGCCCGATCAGCCCCTGAGCGCCTTCAGCGATCTCCTTGAAGTTCACGCCGAAGAGTTCCGCACCCGCTTCCCGCCGGTCTTTGAGGATGTTGCCGAAGTTGGTCTCCACGTCGCCGGCCTCGAAGCCGAGCAGGTCGCTCATCCCCGGAATCTTGAGCAGTGCCTTGAGCAGGTGGGCGATCACCCATTCCATGCCCGCCTGGAGATAGACGATGGGCGTCTGGAACGCATTGAGCAGCGAGGCACCGAAGCCGCCCACCAGCCCGAGCAGGGTGGTGCCGAGGCTCTTCCACATCGCGCCGTCGGTGATCAGGTTCCAGAAGAACTCGATGGCGGCACGGAACCCATTGATCAGTGCGTTGATCCCCACCGCGAATCCGAGTTGCAACGCGGAGGAAACCAGGCCGAGGATCTGCCCGCTCTTGAACGCGGCGAGGACGAACATCACGGCGTCCTTGACCCGAAGGCCCGCTTCGGTGGCCAAGGGCGTGAGCTTTTGGACGAGTCCGATGGCCTGCTCGACCAGCGGGCGGATGGCGTCGTTGATCGGGGTGCCGAGGGTGAGGAACACCTCGTTGATCGTGTCCTTGAGCGTCGAGAAGAGGCCGGAAGTCGTCTTGCCCTGCGCCTCCATCATGCCCGCGAACTTGCCGCCCTGCGAGGTCATGGAAACGAAGGCCCGCTCGATGGCCGGGAAGCCGACCTGTCCGGACTCGACGAGCTTCTTCACCTCGGAATCCGACACGCCGAACTGCCTGGCGAGTTCCTGGATGATCGGGATGCCGCGGCCGGTGAGCTGGTTGATGTCCTCGGCGAAGAGCCGCCCCTGGACCCGCGCCTTGCCGTAAAGTTCCGCGATCTCGTTCACGGGAGCCTGGACGCCCGCGGACACGTCGCCGATCCGGCGGAGGGTTTCGGGTACCGAGTCGGCCGACTCACCGAATGCGATCAACTTGCGGCCGGCATCCGCCAGTTCCGGGAACTCGAACGGCGTCTTGGTCCCGAGTTCGCGGAGTTTGGTCAGGGTTTCCTCGGCCTTGGCGGCGTCGCCGATCAGCGTGCTGAAGGCGACCTTGGTCTGCTCGAAGTCGGCGGCGGCCGTGACAGCCTTCATGCCGACACCCACCGCAGCAGCCCCGCCAGCCATCGCCGCGCCGATGGAGGCCTTGAAGGCGGTCCCGGCAACACTGAAGCCCTTTTGTAAAGCGGCGGCACCGCCCGTGCCAAGGCCAGCCAGTCCCGCGCCGGTGAGCCTCCCCATTCGCCGGGCCGACGCGCCGACCAGTTCGGTGGCACCGGCCATAGCCCGCTTCAGGGCGGTGATGTCGGCTCCGAGGGTGACGGTCAGGGCGCTCATGCGCATTGGGTAGAGTCAACCTGCGGGGAATCTGTCTTTGGACTGAAGGCCATTGGAAGAGCTGTTACCCGGACCGGAGGTCCGGTAAGGGCTCCTTTGAACATCCCTTAGAAATGGTGTTTAGAATCGCCGTTTTTGTAACGGCCGTATAGTTTTTCGGCGCTTTATGGTCAGATTCTCCCGTTTGCCTGTTGCGCGCCGAAACGCGGGAAAACGTGCCAGAAGTGGGGGTGGCTTGGTTACCCATTGGCTGCCCGGTTTTTACCGGTCATGCCTTGGTCGTCGTCGTGATCAGCAAGATGCCGGATCGGCGGCGACTGGTCAACGCGGCACCCTGCCGCCCCGGTGCCTGTGCCGGTCGAGGTCGATTGAATGGGCTTGTCGCACCGTCGAGCTTTGTTAGCCTGCCAAAATGGAAATGCTCATGGTCCTCGGCCTGTTTAGCTGTCTCGCAATCGCGGGGTGCATCGGCTATTTCATCGGCCGCACTGTCGGGGACGCGAGGGGCGGACTTGTGTGGGGCCTGCTACTGGGTCCGATTGGCTGGCTTGTCGTCCTTCTGAAGGGCAACACGGCGGAAAAGTGCCGCAAGTGCCGTGCTCCGCTCAAATCGGGAGCGCGATGCTCGCGCTGCGGCACTAAGGTTCAGCAAGCACCTGTGATTCCTCCAAAAGCCGTCGATCCGTTCGTTTCATGGGCTAACTCTGAGCGGAATCGTGAATCGTTTGAGCGGCGTCAGAAGGAGCGGGAGCAGGGCGAACAATAGCAGTCCCCCGGCGTTACCTCCAGAATCGACTCCAGCGCGTCCCAGACGATCCGGTGCCACTTGGTTCCCCGAAGACCCCGGCCAGCGGTGCCTTGCCGGACGGTCTGTTTTTCCTAGTCCCCGGCAACTTTGCAGTGATTAGCTGTCCCCCGTGAAGAATCCTGCCCCGACTGACGGGCTGCCCCTGACGATCGCTTCCGTTCCACTTTTTCGCGCTCCGGTCCGCCCCAACGGCTGTATCACACGCATCACCTCAAAAAAGTTCCTAGCCGCCCAATTCCCAGCAGCCGCAATGCCCGTTGCCTACTGCTAACCAATTGGCTCATATGATGTTTGCTGAAATAGAGGATTTACCCCTGTCAGCGGTCAACGTCGGTCACAATGCGCTTGATCTTCACAACGTCGCCAATCCGATAGGATGGCGACAGGGTGAAATTATTGGCTTGCTCGTTGTCTGTGAAACGACAAACTCCGAAGAATCTAATGAAGCTCTTACGCGGCGCATCGAAGCATCTATTCTTCGTGATGTATTGCTCATCGTTCCCGATGGTCGTCCTTCCTTTTTTCCACGAATTCCTGATCGCTCAGGTGTTGATGGCCATTGCTGTGCTAGTCTTTCTTTGCTGTTTCATCACGGCTCTTGTGCTCAAGGATTAGCGACGGCCTCCAGAATGCACACCAGCGTGTCTTCGTGAACCGGGTGACACTTGATCCCGGCTACCGGCAGAATCGCCAGAGAAACTCTACCAGTGCGGCGGTGGCGAGGATTCGGGCAATCTTCCGTGGAATTTCTGGAGATGGAAATTCAGAGCTTTCTTACCAAAAGAATCTTAACGTGGCTGTCGTTGTAGTAGATTTTCAAATCTGTGTATCCGTTGTCCTTCAGATGCTTCAGCACTGTAGAATTCTTGATCGTCTCGACGAACTTGTCCGCGTGCTTTTCAACATGGGATTTGTGCAGAATTACTCTCATCGTTTTGGTGCCGATTGATTCGACGATGCAATCAATCGAGGTGGACTTGATGAGGAATTTTTCGATCTTGAGATCTGACTTGGTGCCGCAACCCAACGGATTGACCGCGTAAGGAACTTCGGCAGCTTTCGCGCTAAAAGCTGTCAGACACAGGCCTGCAACGAGGCACAGGATCCCGAACGCGGTTTTTATTCTTTTCGTCATACCAAACGAGTGACGAAAGGGGAGCTGGTTGGCAAGTTTGATTTCGATGTCATGCCCTTCCACAGGAAAGCACGACCCGGTTCCCCAAGGCGGGGTGCCTTACTCACTCAAGGTGGGGCGGTCTTGGCATTCTCGGGTATTCCCCTGGAAAGGATCTCAGTGGAAATCGGCGGCAAGCTCGCGATCGGTGGCTTCGGGGTCGAGGGGCTGGCCAAGTCGGCGGACCTTGGACAGATCGGCCTTGGCTTCCACGACGCCAGGATCGACCTTAACGGAGAGCTTTTCGCGGGCGGCGGTCTCGGCATATCGCGGCGAATTGACGGCAGCGGCCTCGGCGTGGCGGGTAGCTCACGAACCAGCCGTTGGGTCGGACCAGCTCACTTGGGGGTCCACCGTGTCCTAAGTTGCCCCAGCTGCTCTCTGAGCGTGGGCATGTGGATGGCGGTGCCGCTCCACGTCGTCCGCACCCCATTCCGCCGCAACAAACAGTGCTGATACTGCGCCAGCCGTGCCAGCGGCATGAACAGGATCCGCTCCTCAGGCCAGCCGGTTTCGGCGGCGACGGCGAAGACCTGGGCGGCTACAAAGCCGGGCTCGTCGCAGGCAGGGGCTTTTTTCCGGCCAGTCCCGACACGGGATCGACCTGGGCCGCCTCCAGCTCGCGGCTCTGTGCCTCCAGGCGCTGGAAGGCGGTCTGGAAATCCTCCGGGGTCAGCCCGCCGCAGAAGATCAGGGCGGCTTCCCGGAACCCTTGGTCGTTGAACGAGGCCCGGACCACCTCGGGCCAGGGGGCGCAGTGCGTGTAGACAAAGCCCATGATCGAGGAGGTGAACTCCGGTGTGCCGTCCTTGGGCATTTCCCCTTTCACCAGCGGGTTGCCGGTGCGGAGGAGCACGTCGTAGCTGGCCAGCGAAAGCGGGCGCATCGCGTGGCCGGCGACGATGGTTTCCACGTCGTGGAAGGCGGCGGAAAGGAGTTTCTGGCGGTCGGTGTCGTCCATGGGATCTTCAGAGGTGGCGGAGGAACAGGTCTTCGGTGGCGGGCGAGGCATCCAGCGGGATGAAGGCGATCTTGCCCCGGCGCTTCACGCAGGCCAGCGGCACGTCCCGCTTCACCTTGTCGACCAACCGCTCGCGGTTGAGCAGGGCGCACTTGATGTAGGCGAAGGGGTGCTCGGAGTGGGCAAGGTGCCAGGCGTCGTCATGCCAGGCGGCGATCAGTTCCTTGGTCTGGAACTTGCCGCACGGGCTCTGCGGGACGAAGAACCAGACGGTGCGCTCGCCGCGGATACCATCGCCGACGACGCGGACGAACGGCTTCTCGGCCAGCGCGATGCCCACGGCCGTCAGGGCAGCGGCGAGGCTGGTGTTGCTGGTGGCGGTGGAGGAAAGATGGGATACGGCGTTCATCTCGGGATCGGAATGTTAGAAGGTTGTTCAGGCCCCGCCGCTGGCGACGAAGGGGTAGTGGGTGGCGGTCAGGTCGATCTTCTCGAAGTCCTCGTTGTTGAGGCTACGGCTGACCTGCATCAGGATCGTGGTGCCGCCGCTGGCCTGTTGGAGGTGGCCGGGGATGGCGTTGGCCAGCGCGATGGCCGCGCCGATCTTGCCGCTGAACGAGGATGTCTTGGCCACGAGACCCGAGAGCTTGATCTCGACCTTCTCCTGGTAGAGCGACAGGCCGATGATCTCGCCGGCCTTGTCGAGGACGGTCTTCTCCTGGTTGGAGAAGTCGAAGGACAGGTCGGTGATGAGGAGTCCCGGCTGATCGTTTGGGATGCCCCAGTTGCCAGTGGTGCCAAGGAAAGTCGCGGCCATTTGACCGCGTGCGGCGTGTCAACCGGATCAGACGGCGGAGACGACGGCCTCGTAGCTCAGCACGCTCTCCCGGCCGCGCGACTCGTCCGGCGTGGTGCTGCCTTCCCGCTCGATGAGGTCGTGAAGGACGAAGGTTTCCGAATCGAGGTCGGCTTGGATCGCCGCGGTGTCGCGCAGGAGAGTCACGAGTTTGCCGGCCCATTCGGCGTGGTCTTCGGCGGGCGTGTCGTCCACCTGGGAAAAGAGATGCACGTCGAGCTTCACGCGGGCGGTGTGGGGCATCGCCGGGACCGGTTTGGATTCCGAGGTGTCGAGAACGACGCAGGGCCGGGTACGGATCTCATCGCGACGGGCGACGTGGACGGGGATCGTCCCGGGAAATCCCTCGGGGCGGTGGGCGTCGATCCATTCGGCCAGCAGCGCCGACAGGCGGTCTTCGATCAGGTTGGGCATCTTGTTCGATGCGCCTGAGTCAACCGGACCGCCGTCGCAGCGATCGGTTCGCGCCGTCGTTGATCTTGCGCAGCGAGGTGGCGAGTGCCTTGCGGAGTCGGCCCGCGGCCACCTGGAGCGCGAGCT